CAGGTGGTGTTCCTTTGTTCTGTCCTAAAAGAAAGCCCCAGTTCTGTAAGCTATGTCCTTTCTCTTTGTTAGGATTTATAAGTCTTGATACAACTAGGGTATCAATAATTTGTTTATTAAATAAATCAACACCGTATAAATTTTTTATTACTGGTATATCAAACCCTAGTATATTATGTCCTATCAGGGTGTCTGCTTCTTGGAGATGTTTTATACCGTCTTCAATATGGTCAGGGTCAAAAGTTCTTTCAAATCCTTCTTCATCTATTGTTACAATACACCATATCTTAGTCGCCTTAAGGTCATCAGTCTCTATGTCAAAGACTAATTTCACAATAGTAGCTCCTGGTCATCTGGTTCTAGTTCTGATAGGTCTTGTTCAGAAAGTCTCCCTGTTTCAATATCATATATAAGATTAGTAGCCAGGCCTACGTCTCCAGTATATCTTGACTTAAGTATTCTCAATCTTGTTGTCCTGGACACTAACTCGTCATCACTTTGTTGGTTTCTTTCTAAAGCAATAACACAATCAGATAACTGAGCAATACTATTAGAACCTCTCAAGTGAGATAGAGAAACTTCTATACCATTCTCATGGCCTTTGTTTCCGTCTACTCTTCGTAGATGACTGACCAAAATAATACCTGCTCCTGTCTCTTCAACCATACTTCTAAGCCTGGTCATAATACCGTCAATAGCTCTCCTCTCATCGCCTTCTCCGATAGCTGATACCAGCATGTGCAAGTGGTCTACTACTACCCACTTACAATCACATCCTATAATTAGGTATCGAAGTTTTGAAAAAATAGACTCAATATCATTAGTGCCAAAATGAGCATGGACAAATACTCTGTCTCCGTTAAAAGTTCTATCATACATATCCTCCAATGTTTTCCTATCAAACTTATCTCTTTCTTGGTCAATGTATATCCTGGCATTTGCTTCGATAGATAGCACTCCGTCAACTGTTCGTCTCCAGTCTTCTTCAAGAGCTATGATGCCTACATTATCTGCTGTCTCATTGATAAGCCAATGTTCTAGTTCTCTGGTTACACTTGATTTACCTAGGCCTGTTCCACCTGTCAATGTTAGTAGCTCGCCTTGTCTCAAACCATATAGTTTATTGTTAAGTCCTTGCCATGGATATGGGACACACTCTTTCTTTTCTCTTTGAAAGAATTGTTCTTTCTTTTCAGATACCCTTATGATACCTGATGGAGTAAAGACCTGTGCATCCCACCATGCCCTAACAAAATGCTCAAACTTTTTCTGCTTGAGCATATCATTAGCATCCTTAAACCCATTTGGTAAAGTCATTATCTTGGCCTTACCTGGCTTAAGAATAGAGGCAACCTCTTTAGATGCCTTGATGCCTGGAGCATCGCCATCAAAACAAATAACGATGTTATCAAAACTTTCTACATATTCTAAGTTTTCTTTAACATCTTTGACTGCCGATGAAGCTCCTCTCTTGATAGATACACAAGCCCACTTAGAACCCATAAGTTCATAAGCTGACATGGCATCTACCTCCCCTTCAGTTATGGTTAAAAACTTTCCACCTTCTTTAAATAAATGTTGTCCAAATAATCCTGTGCCTTGTATCTGTCCTTGACATAAAAACTTTTTATCCCTGGTGTATCTTATCTTGTTAGCTGTAAGTTCATGTTTAATATAGTAAGGATATATATGCTGTGCTATCTCTCCTTGGCTATCATAAACAACCTTGACTCCAAACTTCTTGGCCGTCTCAGCACTTATGCTTCTGTCTTTGAGGGATGCAAATGAAGCTCCGTGGACGTTTAACAAGGGAGCTGTCTTTGGTTCTGGGGTGTAAAATTCATCTGTGTTCTGCTCAAACTTTGGGAAGAATTTGTCGCAACTAAAACATTTTGCTGACCCATCTTCGTTAACTGATAAAGCATCTGAACTATTACATGCTGGACATGGTAAGTGATACTTCGTAAATTTGCTTTGTTCTTTCATTGTGTCTCCAAATAGGTGCTGGGACAAGAGATGGAGAACAAATATACACTACGATATAACTTACCCCAACACCGTGCTACTTTGATGGAGTAGCCAACCATATTACTTACTCGTCCTCAGTAGAGGCTTCTACTTTAGACTCAGGCGAGGCCTGACAAATGTCTTCCAAATTTTTACGATGGACTACGTTAGCTATCTGCAATGCTTCTCTTAGTATTTCAAGTGTAGATACTTTTCTTACTAAGACTTCAGCCTGCACTCGGCTATCTTTATTCTTGATGGCATTCGTATCATGCTCAGTCATTCCGTCTTGAGTTTCTATCTTTACAATCATTAGAACTCCTCACCACCTTCAACTGAACCCAGCTCATCGCCATCGCCACTTCTATAAGATACCAGGTCAATAACCTGCATAGCCTGGAAGTCTAGCCCTTTGAAGTCGCCATACTTGTTGCTGGTTTCCCATTCTGCATACTGCACTTTGACTTCACTTCCATTCCCTACTACTTCGTCCATAGGAACTTTGTCTTTGTCAAAAAGTTTAGGGGCTTGTCTGGTTCTACCGTCAGCTCCATTTACTTTTCTCTTGATAGTGATTGCTCTGCCTACTGGCTCTTCGTTGATAGTTAGTTCTTTAACTTTATATCCACGTGCCTGGAAGTCATCAGCCGTCTTATCATCTACAACCAGGTCTACAGTATAGACTGGTTCAAACGTTGTGTTAGGGCTTGTTACTGAAGCCCAATAAGCTTTTCCACTTACTACTGCCATATATATTCTCCTAAAAAAATAATGTAGTTAGATTTAAACATACCTATAAATTCAATGCAACTACTAAATCATTAAATTTATTTTCGTCTTCTTTGAAGACAGAAACTCTAAACTGTGTTGAATACTGCATGACATCACTTGTAAGGTATTCAACTACGTGTCCGATACCACTACTGGCCTCACAAAATCTTTTGTATTGGTCGTAGTTCATTACTCTAGTTACGTAATCTTTCATTTTAATTTTTTCAGAAGCTTACGTATTGCTGGTAAGTCATACCATCTACAATTAAAATACATTGTGCATGTATCACTATCAACTAGATAGCAAGGCTCTTCATCTGTATTTGTGCTTTTGTATACAGTAAACTTTCCGATACTTGTAATATATAATTTCATACCTTTTCTCCATTCAAAGGCCTAGAGTCTAACGGCACTCCTTCTTCTCCATACAATGCCATAGACATCTCTTCCTCATTACATGTAACTATCATATCTTCAGGCTCAGGTAACTCGTTGTTGTTGTAAAGATGAATGAAGAACTCTACTGAGATAGTTCTTACATCAGGCTCTTCTTGACCTTCGTATCTTTTACATAAGTATAATTGTTTTACCATTAGTAACCCTGGGTCATGTGAACATAGCAATTATCCTCTACGTTCTTATAATAATTTTCACTTAGTTTACGGCCACATAGACATGTGTCGTTGTCTTCAATAAAGTGAGGGTGAGACTTTCCAGGATAGGCCTGCAACTGGTTTACCTGGCTAACTTCGCTTGCACTTATACGAGGATTATTTTTAATAGCACTTTCCTCAGCCTCTTGAAGTATCTCTTTCCCTCCAGAGTCCAGGGCTTGTTCATTAGATGATGAACCTGCTAGTGTATAATTTAAATGACTTACACGTTTCTTTTCTGTCATCCCTGTTCTCCTTTAAACTTATTCTACTACAATCCTAAAAGGAAGTCTACAATCCCTTCCTTCAGGCTCTATTACCATAGCACTATCAAGTAAATACTTTTCTAATGCTTCATATAATCTTCTTCCAACGTTGCCTTTACCTTCAGTAAAGACCATGTTTTGTATCTCGCCTTCAACAACATCATAATTTAATACAACACTTGTTGTCTTTGAGAACTCTAGTCTACGTATATACCTGTCCAGGTTTACACTTCTGTCCCTTTCTGGACATGTAAAGACTGGGGCTGGTTCTTGTATTGGTGGTTCATTAGGGGGTAAGTTAACCACGTCCAGCCCCTCTGCTTCTTCCTCTATCATTTCTCCGTTTTCAAACTGTTCTTCTTCAAAGGTAATAAAATCCTCTTCTGTAAACGGCTCGTCCATTGGCTCATCCATATTGGCTGGTGGTGTTATCAAGTCTCCTGTCAGAACACCAAAGCCACCAGTAGCTGACAGCTCTTCTAGTTCTTCAGCTAACACCTCTTGACTGCCTACAACTTCATTGATAGCTTCTGCTAACTCAATATTGTATTCATCCATTTGTGATTTCAAAGTATTGATACCATCACGATAGACAGCCATCAACATTAAAACTTTTTCTTGTTTATTCGTGGCCTCCATCACTTGCTGTTGCATCGTATTATACTTTGCATCTAATTCATTCAACCTTTTGGTTAAATATTTTCTATCTTCTTCAATCAGATTAAACGATAAGATTAATCCGAAAGACAAGCCACCTAGTAATAACGTAGCGATTATAGTCGTAACATAACTTTTCATTTCTTTCTCCTTTTACGTTTCATTTCATCCACTATCATTGAACTTTCCCAGGCAAACCAGCCTGCTCCAATCAAAAATAATAGACCCAATAAATTATTCAGTATCTGTTCCATGCTCCACCTTCTTAACTTGAAAGCCCCAACACCAATGGGTATTGTCCAGGCCAATGATACAGTCTCTGTCTCTTACAAAGTTCCAATGTAAAGTTTCTACATCGTCTCCGTATTTTGTTCCAGGCTCAACTACAGTAATGCT